ACAAACTTGTTGTTTTTGTTACTGTCCAATACAGCTGAATAAATCCATAATTCTCCATCAATGTATCTATACGCATTGTGTGTACCGTGACCGCCGTTTTTAACAAGCAATCTATCAATAAATTGTCCGTTGGGCTTCAATCTAGATAACATGTAATGATTACCTGGACGAGCTTGCGTCATATAAATAATTTTCGTTCTAGGGTCTACCCAAAATGATTGCATTACTGCATTTGTATATGGCGATAAATCAGTGATAAATTCCGGTTCTTGCTCTTTTGGTTCGAATCGGTATTCTGTCGCTCGATATTCTTTATAGTGTTCATCTACAGCTTTCTCAACCTTTTTAGTGAAAGCATCTAGTGTTGAATAATCATGATACAAACGATCTTGCAATGTCTTATGACCATAACCTGTATTATCAACGCGCGCGTCTTTTACTTCGTTGATACCGTCGCCGTTATGACCTAGTACCATGTTGCTAAATCGACCGTTTAAATATGTTAAAAAGTCAGAGACGCTACTTGTAACATTTAAATGTTCATACTTTATTTGTTCTCCATCATGTGCGAATCCCTCTTTATTTCTGTGGTATTCAAGAGAGAAATTAAAATCCGACAGCATGTCTGAAATAAGTTTAAAGTTATACTCATTTTCATCTACATATCTGTAGTCAAAGACTCTACTTAAATCTGTAATTAGTTTATTACTCATGTTTTCCTCCTTTACTATCCATAAAACTGATAATAATTTTTAATAAGCTCATACATAATAACTTCATGACCTCTTTCATTAGGATGTAATCCATCAGGCATGCTAGATTTTCTAAATGCTGGATTATATGGTTTGAAATAATCTGTGTGATAAGCATCATATACTGGTACATCCAATTCACTACAAGCCAATATCTGAGCATTGACATAATCCTCTAAAGTTAACCCTAGTTTGTTTTTGTCCGTATCTTTACGGCGTATCGTTGTACCACTCATAGGGCATTGCCTAGTAGCTGTCATTACAAGTATTTTTGAAGCTGGATTATTTTTCCTGATAACTTCAATTGCAGAACAAAAGGCGCCGTAAAACGTTTTAGTGTCGGTTTTATCAGTGCCTATCGGTACGCCTGCCCAATAACCATGTAACCAGTCATCATCTGTACCTTGTAATATGATTAGGTCTCCTCTTATTTGCTCTGCTTGTCTATAAATGCTGTTTTCTACCGCTTCTTTACCTATTGGAACTGTTGCCATTGTTGCGCCACCTCTTGCAAGGTTGGTCGTTTTAGCTTTTAACTTCTTGCCTAACATTTCTGTGAAATTAGTTTTCGCATGTGATCCTCTAGCTACAGAATCGCCAATCGTTCCAATTGTTTTTACATCTTTAATGTTTGATTTATCTATAAAATCATGAACGATAGTGCCGTCAGATGTAGTCACAGTTTTAGAGCTTACCTTCTGTTGTTTATCTTCAATCAAATCAGTTCTACTCATCAAATCGAGTGTTGATTTAGCTATTGACGCTACTTTAGACTTCAAGTTTTCTGCCGCTTTACTAGGATTAGAAAGGTTAACATCATTTAATCCAGAAACATAGTTAGCTGCAGTATTAACTTTTTTCATATATCGTTGTTCTCGATTAAACTCACCAAGCGTTACATCTTGCTTAACAATTACATTGTTTATACCCCTAATCGTTTTAACTTGTACTATACGGACTAAATCATTCAAACCTAGTTTGGTAGATTTTATTTGTACTATGTCTCCGGGTTGTGGGTCTGCTTCTGGATATGATTCTCTTAACACCAAAAAGTCCAAAGACAAAGATTGTTTTAACGACTTTTTCAATCTCGATTGTAATTCTTTATCCATAGTTTCTTGGTCAGTCACTTTACCATCTTTAAATGGTTCTGCGTGGATGTCGCCGTATATTTCAGCTAATGCACTTCTAGCTTCCATTACGAGCCCAGCGTGTTCGAATGTTTCTTCTCCTGAATAATTACCATATCCTCTAATGAAGGTGGCGAAATCACTTGCATCTTCCTCGAGTTTTATAGCGTTGGCGTTGACTTCGTCAGAAATAAAATAAGACGCTTTTTGATTTGCAAAAGGCGTCAATACAAACTTATATCTGTCTTTCTTTTTGTCATACGTTATTTTATATTCTAAACCGAAATGTTCTAATCCCTTTTTAAACATTTCTAACCTTGTGTCGCCTTCACCACCATTTTCAAACTTCGAAGACTTAACCTTACCTTCGACTTCAAAAAGCATTCCAGTACCTTGAAACACAATGTTAAAATATCTTTCTACTGTAAAAGATCCTGTTACATTAACATAAATCCTATCAATCATTAACTTGTCTATAGGAATCTCTCTAGCAGTACATTCAACCAGTTGTCTGTCGCCTTCTGATTTCCTATCAATGACAGTTATTACATATTCTTTCTTGTCGTTTTCACCTTCGACATGACTAACAATCCATCTTTTCCCTATAGCGTTAATAACTTCATAAGTATATTTATTTTCTAGAATATCAAAAGTTAATACACCGTCAGCATTAACTTTTTTTACTAAAGTTGTTTCTACTGGTACAGGTGCGCCATTACCTTTAGGTGGTTTAATAGTTATTGTCATTCTGACACCTACTTATAATAAAATTTCAAATCAAACTGAACTTTTTGTACCGTTTGATTAAACTCAAATTTATTAGCTCCGTATTTAAATTTTGGTTGGGCTATATTCGTTTCGGTACTTATTTCAACACCGTTTTTATAAACTCGGAAGCTATCATAAACAATTCTGTCTCCAGCTTTTAGTTTGATCCCTTCGATTTTCATTATTTCAGCATGCGTTAAATTCCATACAAACGATTCTGTATCTTCGCCTAAAATAATTGTTATCTTTTTATACATGTTGAATTGGTCGTTAGGAGCACTACCATGATAGTAAACTGTACCTTTGCTCAAATTTTCAAATGTATACTTTCTTTTGTCTCCGCCTGCATGCCAATCAATATTAAAATCAAACGACCACAATCCAACCTTTTTGTTTTCTTCTAACTCTAGGCTTGTTCCAATACTTTCACCGTATGGTAATTCTGTAGTTTCGAATTTTAGTTCAAAAGAAACTTTATTACCTTTTTGTTTAGGGTTTATAACTCCGTTAAAAATAACTTTATACTGTTTACCATTTACATAAATTTGTTGATCGTGTCTTGAATATTCGTAATCCGGGAAGTTGTTTTTATCTAATTTCACGTAATCATCAGAAGTTGGTTGAGTAAACCTGTAATTCAACTCTTCTTTTCTTCTGATTTCTCGCAAATACATAGGTTCTATGTCTGTCGTTAACGAATACAACATATCTCGCATATAAGCAATGTCTGAACGATTTTTTACCACACAAAAACAAGGAACAACTATATCTCTACTGATATAATTGCTCCCCATTAATATACGACCGTTCATATTTTCTTTGTCTTGATACTTTGTGTTGATTTGCATGCTATCAATTACTATATCGTTAACGATAAACCCGTATTCACTTAATTTGATTACAGTACCATCTTTTTTTGTTAATTCTATGTCCATTTGTAACCTCCTTTATAAGTAATACTCAGAATTGCGTTTAGCATTTCTGCCGTTAACAATACTAGTAAGCGCATCGTTATTGACATCGAATTCAACTTTAACAGTTTTCATGTTCGGTGATGTTTCAATAGAATGTGTGTGTTGTACTTGCGCATTTATATTTCCACCTAAATTACTTAAGTTTCCTGTAATACTAGAAATGTCAGGTGCGTTTAATGTAGGTTGAAATGCATCAACTACTTTATCTGCAACATTAGAAACATTACGGATAACTTTACTTGAATGATTATCTATACCTTTAACGAAACCTAGCATTGAATACATACCAACATCCATGAATTCACGTGAAGGTGAGTGAATACCCAAAGCACTTTTAGCTGCATCTAAAGCTTTCTTAGCAACATTTTTAGCTGCATCTACTAATTGACCAGCCATTTGTCCAATACCTCTAATTAAACCACGGATCATATCAGCACCTGCAGACACAAAATCTCCTATAAAACTTTTTATTTTATTTACTGCATTTGTCATACCTTGACTAACTTTGTTTACAACATTAACGAATCCTTGAATAACTCTATTAACAAAGTTAATTAGCGTACTTGTTATAGTAGATACCCATTGCATACCTTTAGTCACGATGAAGTTCCAAGCTTGAGACATTTTGTCTGATATAGTTGATACAACTTGTGTGAATATGCTTACAACTTTATTCCAAATTGTCGTTAATATACCAGATAAGAAACTCCAAATCGTATTCCATATATTAGAAATAAAACTCCATGCCGCTTGTAACGCAGTAGATATAGTTGTAGTGATAGCGTTCCAAACCTTAGTTGCCACAGTAACTATAGTGTTCCACAACGTTTGTAAGAACGTCCAAATAGCGTTCCAAATTGTCATTGCGATAGTCATAATTGTGGTAAACACTGTAGTTATTACAGTGACTAACAAATTCCAAATCGTAGTAGCGATTGTAATTATCGTGTTCCAGATTGTACTTAAGAATGTCCAAATAGCTGTCCATATCGTCATAACTATTGTCATTATCGTCGTGAAAACAGTTGTGATGATTGTAACTAAAAGGTTCCACACCGTTGTTGCAATAGCGATAATTCCATTCCATAACCCTTGTAAATAAGCGACTATTTGATTCCAAACAATCATTATAAAATTGTATACATTAGTTACTGCTGTAGTGATAGCTTTTAAAATAGCATTCCATACAACCGAAGCTACAGTTTTCAACACATTCCAAACTGTAACCATAAACGTTTTTATCGCATTCCAAGCATTTATAATAAAGTTTCTGAATCCTTCATTTTTATTCCACAATAAAACGAATATAGCTATTAATGCAGCGATTACACCAATAACTATTGTTATTGGACCACCTAAAATACCAAACACAGTTACTAGTCCTGTGATAGCATTTCTAATTAATCCAATCTTACCGAATAACAATTGGAATATAACTGATATAATTTTTAATGGTCCTTTTAATAACATGAACGCACCTTATAAAATTCTAAAGTTCCTGTTTTAATAAACCGAACTTACTTACTAATGCGATGATTCTACCTACTAATCGCCCCAGAAAATCCATTACCGCTAATATTGGAGCAATTAAAAATCTAAATGCACCAACTAAAGTTATAATGACGCCAACTAATTGTGCTGTAGCTGGATGCGCCTCAAACAAGTTAGCTATCCAACCAGTTATTGCTACTGCAACGCGTAATACTGCACTAGCTATAGGAGCCATTGCTGTTGCGAATGCAACTAATCCTCTTGCGATGTTTCCAATCAATTGCATTATTAGTGGTCCATTAGTTTGTATATAGCTGACAAAATCTTTAAACCCTTGTGATTGTCCAACTTGTTCAGACCATTCTCTGAATTTAGCAGTCATCTGTTCAAGAGACTGGAAGATTCCAGTTGATGATCCGCTGAATGCATTCATCAAATTGTTAATTCCAACGAAAACATTTTTGAAAATATTACCAATGATAGGTAAGTTTGTTTTTGTGTATTCAATAAAACGAGTTATCGAATTTTCTCCAGCTGCACTATTAGCCCAATTAGAGAATGATTGACCTAATCTATCCAACCAATCAGCCGACCATTGAAACAGTGGCGCTAATTGTGTGAATACATTGACTAATCCGTCACCGAAACCGCCTGCAGCACTTAATAGCTTGTTAAATACCGAAACACCAGTTGTATTCATCATGTTGAAGAACCTTGATGCTACACCGCTATTTTGAGCCCATTTAAGTACACTTTGAGACGCCTCTTCCATTCCTCTTGAAATACCACTAAAAAACGGTTGTAAGCTCTGCATTGCTGTTTTAACAGTATTTAAACCATTTGCAAGAGTTGTGAAGATAGCGGATTGATTTTGCTTTATAATATCAGTCCATGCTGACTTTACGCCATCTAAAGCTTTTTTGTATTCGTTTGTTGCTGAGCTAGCTTGTAAAGTGCCATCATTAAGCATCTTTATAGCGCTGATAGCCATTGCGCCAAATGCTACAAAGCCAGCGCCGGCTATTGCTACCGCACCACCTAAAGCAAGTACACCACCAGTTAACACTTTGATAGCGTTTAATAGTGCAAACACTACAGGTACTACGCTCGCTATTATAGGTATTAAAATGCTAAAAGATGAAGTTAGTAATCCACCAACCATATTAGAACCTACAGTACCGAACACACGGAACATATTAGCTAAATTCCCCATTTGTCTTTGGAAATTGTCGTTTACTTTTATTATGTAGGCATAAGCTTTCTTTAAACCATTAGTATCGACATCTACCTTCGTTGTTTTTTTGTTCGGTAATGCGTCTAATGATTTTTTGAACGCATAAATAGTTGGTATAGAAAGTCCTGTATCTACATCTAGTCGAGATCTAGTTTTGTTTGGAATACTTTTAAGTTCTTCTTTAGTGCGTTTTATTTTAGAGTTAGCAACACCATTGTCCACGTCTATAATAGCTTTGGCTTTAGACCTATTTAATGCTTCAAGACTAGCTTTAGATACTTTTAACACTCGATTGAATTTACTGTTATCTGCATTGATGTCAATATTGACACGCTTCTTTTCTAGTTCGGATAACTTAGCTTCTGCTTCAGCGATATCTTTAGTTAACTTTTGTTTTTGTAGTTTAACTTCTGGGCTAGCTTCTTTGGAGTTAAGTTTGTCTAGTTCAAAATTTGATTCTAATATCTTTTGTTGCAAGTCTTGTATACTAGCATCTAATTTAGCTTTTACTTTTTTGTTACTAAAGGCATCTAAAGACTTTTTAGCAACTTTGATAGTTTTTTGTAATTTTTTATCATCAGCATTTAATTCGACATCTTTAGTTTGATCTGCTACTCGTTTAAATCTTTGCACAGACTTAACCGCACTATCGATTTGCCTTTTGAATTTGGCTACACTAGCTTCAATAGTCGCTTTAATTTTATATTCCGTCACATTAACACCTCTCTTTCTATTGCTTGTTAAATTCTGCTATAACTTTAAAGAATTCATTATTTTGTGGTTCGTATTCATCACGTTCGCTACTAAATCTTATATCTTTACCTTCGTTAAGCCGTTGGATATTTTCTTCATAAGGCAATACGTCGTTTGCGTTGTTAAAAACATATTCCTCTTTAGGTTTATTTTCTGTCCCAACATTTTTAGTAGCTGCAGCATCACGAATAGCAAACGCAAGTTTGTAACGTTCGAATTCTTGGGTTAGCATTTCATACTCTTTCGCATACATTCGATAGTTATATTCTGTTAATGTCATTTGCTCAATAACGTTCAAATCTGTAATACCAAGTGTTGACATACAAGTTATAACGATTCTGTCGTAAGTTATTAGGCTTCCGCTGGTTTCTCTTCCGTTTCCACTACTTCGACTAGGTTTCGGGTCATAGGTCGCTTTCCCAACTCCGTTAAAATATCCGAACCAAATTCTTCTAGTCCAATATTTTCTGCGATTTCATCTAGTGCTTCATCAATGTTATTAATAGTAATTGCTTGTTTTTTCAAGTGAGATGTAGCTGCAATTAAAACTTCGCCAATCACAACAGGATTTCCACTCTCTAAACCTACAGGCAACATTGATACACCTTGACCGATAGAAGCTTGCTCAACTTTTAAACCTAATCGGTTATCGATTTCTCTTAAAAATTTAAAACCAAAACTTAATTCTAATGACTTTCCATTAATTTCTACATTCATAACTTAAAATCTCCATTCATGATTAATTTAAACAAAAATAAATAGGGCTTAACGCCCTATTTTTATACCTCTCCTGGTGTAACCGTTGATGAATCTACTTTAGGTTGTGGAATTGCTGTTAAATCTTCGCCAGTTAACGCATCTGCTTTTGTAGTGTCATGGAATCTGTATCCAGTCGCCTTAAGTTTCTTTGTTACAGCCTCAGGCAATGTTGCAAATCCACGTTGGAAACGACCATTCACTCCATATTCATATTCATATTCATCAATACCGTTAGCTTCTGCTTTTAATTCAAATTTATTGTGGAAACCTTGGAAATATTTCGCTTTAAATTTAGTAGCATCTCCATTTTTGCCTGGTATTCTACTTTCAACTTCCCAAGCCTCATACAATACGCGATCTACAACTGCATCTTCAATTTCATCTGCAAAATCGTCACCATAAAACATTTTAGCAGTACCAGACATTGTTGACTCAACAGAACCACCAGTGTTATAAGACCCATCCATCGTATCCTCTGTATCTGTATCAGCTTCATGTGATAAGCCGTATTCAGTTAAAAAAAGCATTTTAGTAGCATCTACTTTTTCGCCAGCTTTTCTAAACAAAATAATACGGTCATTACTATTTTTCATATTCGCCATTCAATATTCCTCCGTTTTTTAAAATGTTTTGTAAGATATCGTTATTGATGTGTGTAGCAATTCTTGATTAGTAGTATCATCGACTAACTGTGCGATGTTAGTATCATCTTCTTCAAAGTCATAATCGTTTGTTTTAACGCTAGGTGTTAAATCATCGATACACCTTTTAACAAGTCCGTCATGATGTCCTAAATCATCGCTTACACTCCAAATATCAATAACTAAATTCGTATCGCCAGAATAACTATCAAACGTGTACTTACTTCTATTTGACTCCGGCATTTTTATTACAAAAAAAGGATACGGAATCTCTTGTTGCATCTCTTTACGAGAAATAACAGGGAATCCATATCCTTGTAGCGTTTCATACGCTTTATTATAAAGTTGTAAGTTCGGTGTCATGCTTTTATCTCCTATTCAAACAACGCTTTCAATTCTTCTACAGTTGATTTTCTTATTACCTCATATACTGGCCACATAAAAGGTTCTGCCTCCATGTATCGAGTACCAAACTCTAAGAAACCACTATAAGCTGCATGCGATGTGATAGTGTATTGCAAATCGCCAGTTTTTTTATATCTGATATTGCGTGATAAATTACCAGTCCAATAACCCTTATTCATTACTTCTCTAGCTTTCAATTTAGCTCGTACTACATATTCTTTGGCGTTTTCCTGTAAAATATCATCTACATCATCATCAATGTTGGTTTTCATATCATGAAATTGGTTTAACAGTGCGTCTAATCCATCTATATTCATCAATTGACCTCTTCGATATAATATGACGTTTCGTGTCTGTATATCCTTGTATCAACTATCTTGTAGCGAATGCCATTAACCAACACGTGGCTAACAGGGGGAGATATTGATTCTTTTATCCTCAGAACACTTACATCGTTTTTTACATCACCAAATTCAAGTTGCTTTCTTGCTCTAGAAATGGGGTTAATATTGCATGGTATCGCATCATAAGTGATTAGTGCGTTTTCTTTTTTGCTAGTTTTAGGATTGTAAGTTGCTACTTGTTCTAATTGAAAAACAACTCTATCTTCATATCTCAAAAGAACACAGCCCTTCCTTTTTTAGTTCTCGTTCTAGCATTAAAGTAATTATCAATAATAGCTTCATACTCCTTGAAATCGTTCAATTCATACGCATTGCTACGTCCGTCAACCGCTTCTGATGTCATACCTTCAGCACCAATCCTGTTGTAGCGTTTAACTGCAACTTCTTTAATCATGTAACTAAACCTTTCCGGTATTTGTTCAACTTCAATAGGTAACATTGATAACAACTGGCTTTCACAACTTTTTATGATTTCTTCTAATTGTTCATCTTGCTTTTCATCTTTAAGACCAATACGTTTTTTTACATCAGCTAGCGTAGTCATATAACCCCCTACTCTAGTGACTCAAAAGCATTGATAATTTCAGCTTTTGTTTGTTTTTCATCAACTTGTAAGCCAGCAACACTTGCTATTTCGACAAGTTCTTTTTTGGTTAATTTGTCATTTACAATGTAAATCATTTGTTCGTTGCGTTTATTTTCAACACTAGCTAAAGCTTTGATACGTTCATCTGTAGGATCATAACCTTTGCGAGGGTAGACATGCCCTTTCATATAGACATGTCTGTTATCTTCTAAATCTGTAAAATCTACTTTAACAATTCCAATGATTTCGGGCATGTTACCACTCCTAATTATTTATTAAACTTCTCCTGGTACTGAATCTGTTTTTTTGTCAGCAGGCACTAATTTAGCGAATGCTTTATCGTCAGCGATGTGTAACGCTACATGCATAGTTGCACGCAATGCCACCATGTCTTGTTCGAATAAGTTTACAGGTGTGCCATCTTCGTTTTTAACTGTAGATAATTGTGCAGTTTCATCGATTTTGTATTCAATTAATTGAGGGATACCGTAAATCAACTTATCAAAGTCACCAGTAATTAATTCACCGCGTTTTAAATTGCTTGATTTAAGGTTAACCACAGGTAGACCATCTAACGTATCACTGTTACGGTCATAAATACGTTCCTTAGTTTCAGGATCTACAATTTTACGTAACAAGCTTCTGTTTTGTGTTTTTGAGATAAACGCATTTGCTTCTAATTCGTCATCTTCAAGTAATGCCTCTAAATCAATAATGTTATCTTGTGTGAAGTCACCTTTAATAACCTTATTAGTTTTTTCAATTGATTGTGCAATTGATTTACCGAATGGATTGTTACCTTGATTCAAAATACCCGCTTCATCAAACTTTTTATAGAATGCTTCAGCAATCATAGGCTTCATTTCTTCAAAGAATTGTGAATAAGTGTAATTCAAAAATTCTTTTGTTACAGGTAAGATAACCCCTAATTTAAACGCTCTCATAGTAGCATTAACCCATGTAGCTTTAGATGTTTCGATTTTTTGACCTTCACCTACCCAGTAAGCACCTGGTTTATCAGCCCAAAAAGTAAACTTCTTCTCAGTACCTTCCATTGGTTCGTACTTACCTAATTGCATAATTTTAGAGTTTTCCATAACCTCTTGTAAGATAGGTGTTGTAAAGTCGTTTAACAACGTGCCATCTTTCTTTTCGTGCATCATTACATTGTCAGGGTTAAATACTTGTGGTTTAACATTGTTACTTGCAAAATGTTGCAAATTTAATTTTAATTTTTGTGTTTGTTCCATTTAAATGCCTCCGTTAATTTTTAATAATTCTTTTTTGTCTAGCTATTTCAGCTAAGTTTTGCGGTTTATTTTTAGTCGAGTGATTAAATGAATCTCCACCAGTCAATGGCGATTGTCTAGCGTTAACCTTAACCGCTTCATTAACCGCTTTTTTTACTGCATTAGAAAAAGCTTCAACGTTCGATTTGGTTTGTTCAGCAGTGTCAGTTACAACCAAATTGACAACCTCATCTGATGAATCAACTTCCGCTTCACTCAACATTTTTCGTGCTTCTGAACGCATTTCGTTTAATTGTTTTTCTGAACGTAATTGTTCCAGCTCTTTTTCCATTTGTTCGCGTTCATATTCAGCGATTTGATCTTTGTTCATTTTTGCTAATCGTTTAGCTTCATCAACAGCTTCTTGTTTCTCTTTTTCTTTCTGCTTCATACGACGACTTAATTCTTCTTTAAGACGCTTGTTATATTCTTCTTGTAGTCTTTTTTCGATTTCTTCTTCTGAATTAGTCTTTTTGTCTTGTTTGTCTTTGCCTTCATCATCGTTGTTATCTTTTGATTTTCCATTATCTCCATCTGATTCTTCAGCAAAAAACTGTAATTTGAGTTTTAACTTCTCTTGGATATCCATAGTTTTTACACCTCATTTATTTACTCTTGATTAGTTTTAAGCCATACATGGTTCGGGCTGTTACACTTGCATCTTTTATTGTCATAAGCATGGTTTGGACATAAAAAATAGCCAACACAATTAAGTGCTAGCTATTAAAAGAGAGGTTCATTATATTTCGATTTTTCTTTATCGGCTAATACTGCCGACCTTACGCTGTCTAAGTTTGCATCAATAATAACTGTTTCGTTTCGCTTTTGTAACTCTTTACGTATACCTTTTAACTCTCTTGCTATGTCTCTAAGGTATTTGTCAGTATTACTCATTTTAGTATCCTCCAAACACTTAATTTACTATCATACAAAGCTAACTTGCCTTTAAAAAACTTTACTTTTAAATCAATCCCCGCTTTTCACTTTCCCTCCGAAGTATTTTGTTTTTCGTTTCTTGCTTGGTTTTTTCGGCCACATAGATTTAGGTAGTAAAGCGCAATCTGAACGACAATTGATATGCATAGGATAAAAATTAACACCAATTTTAGCGTCTTTAACTTTGAATATTTCTCCATTAAGCCCTTTGCATACTTTAGTTGTTCTATTATCGATTTTTGCAATATACATATAATATCCTTCCGGTGAAATTTCTTTCATGCTGTCAATGCTTGATTGTGCGTGAACACGTGCCGATTCCGTATAAAGCAATGATTTAATTGCTGCGGTCTTTTGTCGTGCTGTGCCTTCGAATTTATTTAAGTGCTTGCGCATATCTTTAACATATTCATTAGGATGTCGACCTCTAATAACTACATTAGCAATTATTTCTTCTACTTCTTGTTTCATTGCTTCGGTATTAGTCCATAATCGCTCTGACCAAACGACACCATGAAATTGTGTATCAACGATTGTATCTATAACTTCTTTAGCTACTTGTACACCTTCACCTAAAATCCCCGCTTGATCACTGAACACACGATAAGCTGTTGATTCGAAATATTCCCTCATCGATAATTCTGTTTGAGCTGTTGCATAAGCAATTAAGAATTCTATTTGAATCTTTAATATCTGTTCTCTAGATACATACATCTTAGTGTTATACTTCTTTAATTCTTCATTTGCTCTATCGCTAAAGTCCTTGTTTTCGACCAATCTTTTTGCTTCTTCTTGAAACGCTTTTACATCGAACTCATCAATAATCTTTTGTGCTTCTTGTAATGTAACGCCTGCAAAATCTCCGTACTTAACAATAAACGCATTGATTTCTTTTTCAATGCGCTTAATCATCATATTCAATATACGTTCTATTTCTTCAGCTTTAGTTTTATCACGCTTCAACTCATTCTCGATTGCTTTGCGTCCGCGTTCTTCCCAATATTCTTGAGTGTTTTTGTTAGGCAATTACAATCATTCCTTTTTATCAACAGTATCTTTTGTATCATCATCTTGTTCGTCATCATTGATGTCTCTAGGGTCTTTATAAATACCTTTTTGAGCTTTTTTAATAGATTCTTTCTCATCTTCTTCGATTTTCTTAACTTCTAATTCAGGGTCTTGGAAGAACGAGAATAGAGACATTAAAGTTGTTTGGCTAATCTTCCCGCCAGAATCAATATAAGCTTTTAATTCTTCAATCAATGATTTAGGTAAGTTTCTGTTGTATACGTATCTAACAGTATTGAAATCTTTGTTAGCGTCAATCGACCGTGTATTTTTAAGTATTGTCTCTAACAACTTAGCACGACGTCTTAACCCTTTAGTAAACAATCCTTCTTTAGTTTTAGTACGTTGTTCCAATCCAAATAATTTGTATTTCATTGCCTCGCCCGATTGAGTGCCACTAAAGTTATCATCTTTCATGTTAGGCGTGTTGGTAAACATGTGTATATCACTGTTCAAACGGTCTTTATAAGCTTCGGTACCTTGTACATCGTATTGCTTATAAATATAACCACCGTCAACTGAACCTTCTGTTTCTCTACCTTCGCTATCAGCATAAACAGTCGGTTCTAAAAACAACACGTTAGCTTCCTTTTGTTTTCTAACTTCTACGGGATCTAAATTTAAATTACCTTTAATAAGTAACATAGCGTCATTTAAATCACTCATATAGTTAGCAGTATCTGATTCAGCATTATCATACAAATCAATTAAAGTGATTACTTTCTCATAATCCCCTTTTCTTCTTTCGTTGTTGCTAAATTCTGTAATAGGCATACGTTCGAAAGAGTGTGATTCAAAACCGTTTTCACGTGGTGTGAGCTTCAATCCATTTGTTCTACTGGTAAGATATCTATAAACACCGTGAGAAGTAAATAAATCAACTGTAAACACTTCATCTTCGTCAGTCTTGTCTATTGGTTTAGTTCTTAAATATCTAACGCCTGCGATACTATTACGTTCAATTGTATTGTCGTATATGACAAAAGTACTCATTGCATCACTCTTGTATAAACGCGTTTCATCATCTTGGTTTCTAATCATTATCTCATAAGCTTTACCGTAAATTGATAAGTCTAATCCTAGAGATCTATTGTGTGACTCAACATCATTCAAATCATTGAATGCCTCAATAGCTTCTAATACATCTTTGTCATCATCTTGATATTGAATTGGATTACCCAAGAAATAGCCGTTGATAAAATCGCTAATATAAGATGCGTAATCATGCGCTACACGGTTATCTGCCATGTACTCTTCTTTGCGTCGTGTTAACTCAACTAAGTTCTTAGTTTTACCTTCGTAATAATCACTTAACACTTTCAATCTAGGTCGTTGGTAATCCATGTGATGTTCAATGCATTTACTTACTTCATTAACGTTTTGTAATAAATCGGATTCCGTCCCGTCATATGTGTAAACAACATTGGCTTCATCATTAAATAAGTAATTTATGTTTCCCCGTAGATCTGTATCTGTTTCAAATTCGTTTACTTTTAACATTTGTTCCCTCCTATAATCCTAGAGATTTTATTGTGTCAACTTTCGAACTGACATTTGTGCGTTTTCTAACCGGTCTGTAGAATCGTTCCACTGAATAACGCAACGAATCGATACAATGATTGTATGTATCTACTGGTTCATTGGTATATTCACCTGTATCTTTGTCCTTTTGCCATGTGTAGTTGTCAAACTCTTCAATAGTCTTGAAACAACGTTCATCAACAATGATTTCAAATTGCATTAAGAATTGTAACCCTTGTACAACCGAGCCCTTCCCTTTTTTGGTTGGTAAAATCCTTTTAAGCCCTAGATTCCTTAATTCAGCTATACTTTTTTGTTCTGCACTATCTGCTGTAATTTCTTCTTTAGCATAACCAAGTTGCTTTATGACATTAGCTATTTCATCATTCAGCATACCTTGTTTAACATACTCTTCAATGATGTATAACTTCTTTTTCTTTACATCTATTTTAGAATGTATAAAAGCACTAGGATCATTAACGTAGCCAAAGTCCAATCCAAAATAAGAAGGTAAATGTCTTAACTCATCTTTATTTATTAAACGTTTTTCATACTTAGGGAAAACCAATTTGTCTAGTGTAGCAAATTCACCTAACGCATAAATTTTGTAATATGCTGGATTACGATTTGCTAACAACTCTAAGTTTTGTCGTGTCATTTCATCAAGAAACTTATTATCTCGATAACTAGATTGTCTAATCATGACATTTTCCATTGGTTCACCATGTTCAAAGAAATACTTATAAACCCAATTCAGTTTAGATACTGGGTTAAACATCAAAAATATTTGCTTATTCACGTGTTTACGCTCCCTCAAACGCAACGTTAATTGCGTGTAATCATTTAGTGTGAATTCAGACGCTTCTTCCATGACTATGTCTGATATGCCTTTTATCGACTTTATTTTCTCTGGGTTATCTAATCCTTTAAACAAAAAAACTGCGCCGTTTGGCAATTCAACTTTGTTATCAGTCTTATTCCAAAGGCACATGTCCCAAATACCGAAGTTTATCAAACAATCTTTGACATCTTCGAATAAACTATCTTTAATTGTTGATTGGACTTTTCTAAGCCATAGTATACGCCTAGGATATTTCCAGTCTTGCAATGCTTTAAGTACAACTTTTTGTATAACGCCGTGAGACTTACCGCTCGAACCTCCACCGTAATGTACTTCAGTGAAGTTATCGTAATTGGTTAGTATTTCGAATATGTTTCTATTGAAAACATTAGATGGTTTGTTAAAGTTTAATTTAACTTTCGTCATCGTACTCACCAATATTAATCTCAATATTCTTCTGAGTAATTTCTTTTTTATCGATATACGCACCATGTACTTTTAGTATGTGGTCAATAGATCTCTGACGCTCTTCAAAAGTTGGTGTGATTGTGTAAGTAACCTCTTTTTCCACTTCATCGTTTAAATGGTCATATTTCTTACTGTAAGCCTCTTGAGGTTCTCCTCTAGCAATAGAAGCAGATAACGCTAAAGCTTCTGTAATACTCATTAAACGCTCTTCTTGTATCTGTTCTAATCGTTCTTTAATATATTCCGAAACATTAACATTTCTTAACAATCGACTTGCTAAAGACTCTGCTGTTTTCTTACTATAACCTGCTGTAATTGCTGCTTTTTTACCATTACATCCATTCATTATATATTCATCTGCGAATCTCTTTTGTTTTTCGTTCATTTCATTTACCACCAACTCTCGCGCTATACGCTTTTTAAAATTAAAAAGGGATTGGCTATAATCAGCCAACCCACATAGATCCTTTATTCCTAATTGCGATAAGGGAAACGCAGTAAGATAGTCAATATCTTACGCTATCATAATACCTCGTTATAGGTGTCAAAAACTGTCATTTTACTGTCAATTTTAGCATTCTCCTAATTCTTCGGCTAGTTTAGACACTATTTTCTTCTTGATTCTATGCGCTGTACTTTCAGAGATGTGTATGTCATAACAAACCGCAATCAAAGTCTTTTTATTAAAATAATACTCTTGAATGAATTCGCGTTCTTTCCTACTTGATGTGTTGATTATACGTTCAATCGCACTCTTAAACTCAAGAATTTTACCTCTTCGTATACTACAAAGATAATTAGTTACTGCCATTTCTGTTTTTGATGTATTAGACGGTACAACCTCCCCGCCTATATTTGTATCTGTTGGAATCCACGGTGTCATTATTTCACTTCTTAAATCTTCAAGTTGTTTATGATAATTAGGATAATCACACAACTCATCTTCTAACTTTCGAACTGTTGATAATTTTAATCCGTATTTCTTTTTAGTCATGAATACCCTCCGTACAAATATGTTTAATCTTCAAAGTGTCTCAATCTACTTCTTAATATCTCTATCTCTCGCTCTTTAACTTTCACATCACCTTTTAACTGTTCAGCTTGCAACATCACGCCAAACAATAAGATGACTAGTAATATAATTGCTATGACTAACCACATCATCTACTCTGACACCTCCGCCCTCATCAAATCAGACTGATCGCTCAACTTTGCGAAGTAAATCGGCGCCTCTACATCATCATTAGCCGTCATCATAATATATACTTGCTCAGTTACATACTTACCTAACTCATACATCGCTAGTAAGAATAATAGTCTCAAAATTTCTTTAACCACCACTAAACACCCCATGTTAATTTATCGATAATTTGTATAGCTTGTTTTAATGCGTCTCTTTTTTCTTCGATATCTCTATTATCGCCATCTTCATCAGCTGACATTAACTCACTGTCATATTCATATAATAGTTCTGATATTTCATTACTAGCTACTACTAATAAGTTTTCATCTACATCAATCGTTACCGTTTTCTTTGGCATCTCCATCTCTCCTTATCTTAACTTGTGCCTCGTATTTGCGCTCAGCTTCTTCTTTACTCTCTGCCTCAACAACTGTAAACCTTTGATTGCTCTTAGCTCGAGTTATGTGCGTATGTTTACGTCCTGTTGAATCTTTGAATGTTGTGACTAAGTATTGTGTCACTTCCCCAAAACCTCCTTGACTCGATCTAAGATGTCTTTACACGTATCCTTTTCCTGCGTCTGCTGTTCCATCTTGTCTTTCATGATTCCTTTTCATTTTCTTTTTGTATGCGTCAATGAGTTGGTCGATAGAATATAAGTTGTAAGCTATGTCTATCACTATAACAATTGCTTGTTGGTCGGGATAAAATTCTTTGAATATTATCTGTGGTGTACTAACAACTGCGTCTTGAGCAAATTCTTTATCTTTAAAATTAAACATTTTGTGAAATTCTGTATCTTTAAAACTTGATTCAATCGCTTCTTTTATCTCTTCTGATGACACTCCTACTTGATTCGCAATACTCAATCCAAACGCCAACATGTCAGCTAATTCATCAAGTTGTACGTCTAACGGCTTACCTGGTTTCTTCTTCCAGTTCTTAAACGTTTCCAATGTATTAAACCATTCAAAGAATTCAACTACATATGCTATTTTGCTATCTCGTAAGTTCAGCGTTGGTATTCTATCGTCGAACTCCTTTTGTATTTGTAATAACTCTTGTAACTGATCAATTGTTAATGTGTTAGTCATTTTCCTGTGCCTCCTCATATTTATAGACAACTTGACCCGTCATAATCCCTACTGCTTCATCAAGTTCAATACCTTCTTTAACTGAATGTTGAATAGCATTTGTCATTCCCTCAAGTATTTCATCAAACGCTTGCGCTTTCTTATATACGTCCTCAATCTCTTTTAGTAATCCCTCTGTGTCATTGCCGTTATACGCACTAGCACTTATAACGGATTGTTCTATTTGTTCACGGTTATTCATTAGTGTCTTCCTCCATAAAAGTTTTATTGTTTAATTCCATTCCAAATTTAACTCTTTCACCATCTTTGCCAAATTCGTTTATTAAATCTTTTTCAACGCTCTTGCAATACCTATCCCATGCACTTGCTTTCTTCTCCAGCTCTTTGTTGCGTTCTCTTAACTTACCTATATCCCCAATAAGCTCATCACGTTGCTTCTTGTACTCATCACGTTGTTTTCTCATCTTCTTCAACCTAGCGTCCATTACACCTAGTTGGACCCCTGTTTCATAGTTCATTCTGTTACCTCCAATAAATGTGATGATTCAAATATGTTGCCTTTAACCTCACAGTCATATCTAAGGAAGGATTTTATGTCTATATACTCAAAGTAATCATTTTCGGAGACTGCGCCCTCAAACATAAAATCTTTTAATTGAATACCATTTACAACATCAATAGATATTACTGCTCTATTAATTGTTCCTATTACAGATTCATCGTCTGGCATCTCTAATATTTCATCTTCAAACTCAACTATATCTCCCGCATATATTTCGTTGTTGTTTTTGTCTTTAAGTCCTGTACTTTGCATAAGTTCTACATCTTTAAAATCTCTTGCATGTATTAAAGCTTCTGCTTCCGCGTAGTTTTCATAGTGAACTTCAGTCTCAATGAAGTCGAATCCTACAACATCGTGTATTCTTCCTGTATATTCGTCCCACACTCGATATTTCGGCATCATACTACTCCCTCCACTTTTTCGACCTCTATGCTTGCAGTTTGGAACGGGAGCTTTTTACGAGTCAGTTTTAATACCGTATTCGTGGCTTCTTCCTCATTCGTACTTTGCACAAAATAATGCTTTTTTAATTTATAATTACATTTAGACGCTAAGAACTTGATACAAAGACTTACTTTATAGGTTTGCATCATTCTACCAACTCCCCATCTTTCCAGATTAACGTCATCGTCATATCATCGTTTAAGATATAGAATGCTTTGGTAGGCAAACGTCTACCATATAAACATTCTTTTATACTAGTGTTTGCATATAATACGGTTTCATAGACTCCTCCTTCCATCTCGTACATTTCAAACAACTTATCAAATACCGTGTCTTTGGTTACTTCTTTTTCAATATCAACTATGAAGGGGATATCAATTGGAATAAAACTTGACGTCGAACACTTATTTGTATTTGGATGAAAACGAACGAATCCATCACTAAATCCTGTTGAAAAAAATATTTTCCCTTGTGATAGCTCCGGATTTTCTCGCGCCCATTTAATTAACTCGTCTAATAGCATTTCTTTTTTAACTTTGATTTTCATTGTTTCCATCTCCTCTAAAATAAAGTTAGTTGCTTCTGTTCCTCGTATTCCAAACCATGTTGCTTTATATATATTCCGAGCTCTTCCGCTGTATCAAATGTCTTTTTCACACCTTGCCAATCTGGTACGATATGCCCGTGAAAGTAATAAGCGCCATTCACTACATGGATATGTGCCACTCGCTCGTTATCCTGATACAGATATCTCTTAGAGCCGAAAAATTGGTTTAAGTATTCTTTACGCGCGTTATCTGTCATGGTCATTACTCCCACAAGTCAAACACTCTATCTACATAAAACTTCGCTTTTGCCATATCCTCATGACCATTCTTTAACGGTGCTCTAGACAAGTATTTGATTGCATTACCTATTGCAAATGCTAATTGTGGTGGATACTGTGCCGTTACTTGTTCAATAAAATCTATAATTTCAATATCGCCGTATGTGTAATGTGCTGGTTGCTTAACATTGTCTTGCGTTTCATTCATATCTACTTTTCTGTTACTGATTATGCTCATTATGCTTCACTCCATTTCTTGAACATTTGGTTATAAGTGACATCGAACCAGTACGGATCACGTGAATGTTTTTGTGGTACATTAAACAAATGTGGTTTCCTCTTACGTAGTTCAACCTCTTTACGTCGTTGCCTAGCTATTTCACGTTCTTTGCTCTCTCGTTGCATAATTCTGGATAATACGATTTCTTTATACTCAGCTAAGCGCATGCCATAAGGTGCGTTTAAGGCTTCTAACAACGCCCAGCCACCACGTACTCTTTTTGCAACCATTCCAGGAGTTAACCCGTTCTTTTTTATCAATTCATTTTCATGTTCGGTAAATTTATATGGTTTACCGTTAATCTTCACGACACTCATTTATTCCACCTCTACATTTACATTTCTAATTTTTAAATTGTCATACTCTAGTAATTCGTCTGGATTGTTATATAAGTAATCTGCCAGCGCTTCTTTTTCGATATCCACATCATCAAAATACTGATATTCAACTTCTGTAGGTATCCTTATATCAATCGTTGCGTTTATATATGCTTGCTGTTGCATTAGATCACTTCCTCAACTCGCATGATTATTTTTGGTTCTAGTCCATAACGCTTTGAGCTAGTTATTTCTGTAATTTGGTTATCGTCTTTCCACACATGACCATTACATGCGTCTAATACTGTTTTAATTAAGTTATCGATATCCGGCTTAGTCACTTTATACTGTCCAACCATTTCACTTTTCTTTTTCTTCGACCATGATTTAAGTAATGGAAAGTAAAAGTCTAATTCGATTTTTAGTGCGCGCTCTAGATTTAACTTAGGCATTTGCCCTTGTATATACGCTTTATGATTTGTATAAGCTGTTGGCATGTATGTTTGAACAAATCTACCTGTATTACGAAAGCGTGGACGAGGCGAGCCCATAGGTGCCTCGAACGTTTCGTTAAATTTAATTTCTATTTCCATGTGCCACCTCTAAATATCAAATATCGTTGCTTGTAACCCTAGCTCTTGCTCATATAAAAGCCCGTGAGCGCCTTTGAATCGTTTTAGGTCACTATCAGCCATGATTTTCTTTTCGTCGCTGAAATGGGCTCCTGTGAGCGAATAAACTTCATTTACGTTGTCTTTATACTTGATGACCTTAATATCTTCCGTGCCATCTTCTCGGTATAAGTAATATTTTTCTTTCGGCATTTTTAACACTCCTTAATATTCGACGATAGCGGGGCGTGTATGACGTTCTGCAAGTTTTTGGATAAATAGGTCGTACAACCTATTTTCATCGCCCTGTGCCTCATCTATGAGTTTCTGAGCGTACATATCTGAACACTCAAGTTTAGTTTTTAAAAATTCTTTGGTTACCATGCATCTCGCTCCCTGAAATCGTCTCCGATTACTCTTACTTTTCTCGCATTGTGTTTCATTCTTGAATTGATACGTTGCCAGTTCATATTTTGATTTAGTTCTTTATCACTAAAGTTAGTTGTAAAGATGTTGTTTTTACCTACTCTGTTATCAACAATGCTGAAAAGTTTATTTAAAGTGTGCTCTGTGTTTTCTACACCCATATCATCTAGTACAAGTAAATCAATATCACTTAGCAATCTGACTAGCTCGTCTGTAGTCTCTACTGCATTTTTGTTGTATGTCGCTTTGATACGATCCATCAACATTGGTATGTGCATAAAAGCAACCGTATGCCCTTTAGCTTTGACTGCTTTTGCGATAGCGTATGCTAGGTGGCTTTTACCAGTTCCGTATGAACCTTGCAATATTAATGATTTTGGTTCTTTTGTAGAGAAGCCTTGTACGTACTCTATTGCTGTTTGTTTAGCGTGTACTTGTTTTTCATTTTGTGGCTTGTAGTTTTTGACTGTTGCATCTCTTAAAGACGGATTAACGTTTGATTGATTGAATATGTTGTTTATCTTCCGTTGCTTGTTTCGCTTATATTCCTCATAGATTTCACATTTGCAACCGTCTTTATACTCGTAACCATTCGGGTGTTTTTTAGTAGGAGCAAACTTATATAAGTCGTATTCACTTCCACATCTCTCACATTTCAATCCTTTTTCGACATGAGTAGGTTGATATTTTTTCAAGCTTTCGTTTATCTTTTCGCTGAAT